AAAGTCAGCCAAGATTCATGTCATGCTTGGGGCCTATCATGATAAACCTATGGTTACTCACATGTACATAGATGAACTGCTATACCGTAAGGACTTTGTCCCAGCAATAGGAGATGTGCCGAACCGCTATCCAATCGGTTCAAATGTTGTGCTAAATAGCGAGAATGACACTGTCACAGTGGACGGTCTTGAGAAGATTGTAGATGTTGTGGATGGCTCAAGTTTCTTGACTATTCCACCTGGAAACAGTCAGCTTGAGGTCTATTGCTCAAGTTGGGTCAAGACCAAGCCCACTGTCAAAGTAGAATTTAAAGAAAGGTATCTATAGCAATGTTATTGACAATACATGACTCAAATTTGAGAAAAGTGGCTTTTATCGACAATGACAAACAGGATACATTGAACTATTTCAATGATACCTGGACAAGATACCTTGAGACAGGCTCTAGTACCTTTGATTTTACGGTCTTTAAAAAGGCTATTATCTCAGATGTAGGCAAAAAGAGGGCCTATAACTCTCTCAATGAGAAAGCCTTTGTCTCATTCAAATACAAGGGCAGAACTTACCTACATACAATCCGAAAAATTGAGGAGAATGAGAAAGTTATCAAGTGTTACAGTATCAACCTGAACCTTGAGCTGATCAATGAGTACTCTATCCCTTACAAGTCCCCTAAAGCCATGAGCTTTAAGGAATTTTGCGAGGAAATGGACTTGCTCAACTATACTTTCTTAAAAATCGGTATCAATGAGGTTGCTAATAAGAAAATCTCTGCTGAGTGGGAGGGCACAGACACCAAACTCAATAGACTACTCAGTCTAGCTAAGAAATTTGACGCTGAAATAGAATTTGACACACGTCTCAACGCTGACAGCTCTATCAAGTCATTTACAGTCAATGTCTATCATGAGCACGACGATAGCCACCAGGGAGTAGGTCAAATTAGTCCAAAAATCTTGAAGTATGGTAAAAATCTCAAGACAATCACTAGGACGATTGACAAAACTGGGATCTATAACACGGTTGTCCCAACAGGTAAAGATGACAAAGGTAATGTAGTTGACATTAGAGGGCTTGGGCCTTGGTCAGTCAACAACGCAAAGGGAGAACGTGAGTTCTACCAGTCAGGGGCTGCACTATACGCCCCTCTCTCTATGCAGATGTATCCGAGCACTTTCACCCATTCAACAGGTGACCGTGACCAGTGGACAAGAAAGGACATGACTGTAGAGAGTTCAAATCCTGAGGTCATCCGTTCAACAGCCTACCGTGAGCTCAAGAAAAACTGTTATCCAGCAGTCACTTATGAGGCTGAGGGCTTTGCAGATTTGGAAATAGGAGACACAGTAAAAGTTTATGATGACGGCTTTAGCCCTACTCTCTTGCTTGAGATGAGGGTATCTGAGCAAGTCATCAGTTTTACCAATCCGAAGAATAACAAGACCACTTTCTCAAATGCCAAGGCGCTTGAAAATCGTCTATCTCAAGGCATTCAGCAACAGCTAGACAGGATGATAGAAGAGGCTAAGCCCCACACTATCAAGCTAGCCACTGACAACGGTATAGCATTCAAGAACGGCCAAGGTCAGACCATTGTGACCCCTACCTTAATGCGAGGGAACAAAGTCATCAACAGCGGATGGCGTTGGGTCGTTGATGGTGTAATCAAAGCCACAAGCCCTAGTTATATTGTCCGAGCCTCGGACATCAATCAAAAAATGGTATTGACGGTTTCGGCTTGGATTGATAACAAAGAGGTAGCGTCTGAACAGTTGACTTTTATCAATACGTCTGATGGCCTGCAAGGTCAAAAAGGGGACACAGGACCGAAAGGAGACCCTGGCCCCAAAGGTGACCGAGGAGAGAAAGGAGAAAAGGGAGACCGCGGGGAACGTGGGCTACAAGGACTCCAAGGCTTGCAAGGTGCTAAGGGTGACCAAGGTATCCCTGGAACTAAAGGAGCTGATGGCCGTACACAGTACACTCACATTGCCTACGCAGATACTATCTCAGGTAGTGGATTTAGCCAGACAAACGCCGACAAGGCCTATATAGGGGTCTATGTTGATTTCAACTCAACTGACAGCGTCAATCCTGCTGATTATCGCTGGACGAGATGGAGAGGTCCAGATGGCTTAAACGGTAAGGACGGCCCTCAAGGTATTCCAGGTAAGCCTGGAGCAGATGGACGGACTCCATATTTTCACCGAGCCTGGGCTAACTCCGCTGACGGTCGTGATGGTTTCAGTACAACTGATAGCACTAATAAGCGCTATTTAGGGACACTAACAGATTTCACAGAGGCAGACAGTCAGGATCCTGCAAGGTACAAGTGGACAGCTCTCTTTGATAATGTTTCTGGTGGAAATCGTAACTATTTCAAAAACGGCAGAACTCGGCAAATCAACACAGGAAATCGTGAACTGTATGATATGACGGACTTTTATTGTTGATGACTTTTGGAAAAATCCAGATAGACTTAAACCAAATTATGTTCGTATCTCATTTGAAATCTCCTTATCTCCTGCCTTAACAAAAGATACACAGGTCAATGTGCATTTTTCGGCTACTCCTTGGTATAAAAATCAAATTGTCCTCAAAGCAGGAGTCACTACCCCTCAAAGTTTTGAATTTACTATTGACCTCTCAAATGCCTCAGAGACTTACAAAACAGATAATATTTTCATCCGTTTTGGTACAGCTCATGGATTTCCTGCTAATCAGACGGTCACGCTTGAAAATGCCATGTTAGCTGTGGGAACAAATTTTCTCGGTTACGTGAAAGCTATCGAGGATGTAGAGACTGACATCAACTCTAAAGCCGACCAAGGGCTAACTCAGGAACAGCTGAACGCTTTGAATGAGAAAGCTGGAATTATTCAGGCTGAGCTTGAGGCTAAGGCTAGCGCTGACACACTTGATAATTGGATAAAGGCTTACAAGGACTTTGTCCAGTCTAACGAGGCAGCGAGGGCACAAGCTGAGAAAGATTTGATTTCGGCTAGTCAGCGTGTCTCAAGTATTGCTAAGGATCTTGGAGAACTCTCTGACCGCTGGAATTTCATTGATACTTACATGAGCTCATCAAATGAGGGTCTTGTCATCGGTAAAAATGACGGCTCATCCAGTATGCTGTTTAGTCCAAATGGACGAATTTCAATGTTTAGCGCTGGTGTCGAGGTTATGTATATTTCTCAAGGTGTCATCCACATTGAGAACGGGATCTTCTCTAAAACTATCCAGATTGGCCGTTTTAGAGAAGAGCAGTATCATATTAACCCTGACATGAACGTCATCCGCTACGTTGGATAGAAAGGAGTAAAATGGCAAAGTTTAGTAATTCAAGTGGGAGCTTGTATCTCAATGTTTATGTAGAGCAGGGCTCTCAGAGTATCACGGCTAACACCTCAACTGTCAACTGGCGGATGACAGTTAGCCGTACAGGCGCCTACTACACTCATAACCTTCAAGGAGACAGTACGTTATCTCTTAATCTGGATGGCCAGAATGTCCATTACAGCTATCCGACGTGGGAGACATCAGGCGAGGAGTACACTCTTGCTAGTGGGTCAAGTACAATCAGCCACAATGCAGATGGGACTAAGACGCTCCCTATCTCTTGCACGTTCAATCCGAATAATGGCCTGCATGGTACTATCACAGTATCAGCAAGCCTCAGCCTGACGACTATACCACGCTCTAGCTCTGTAAGCGTGAGCGCTGGTGTTATTGGCAGTGCGGTTACTATCAACATCAACCGCCAAAGCTCCAGTTTTAAGCATACAGTGCGCTATGCCTGGGCTGGCAAGTCAGGAACGATT